GAAGGTTTATTAGATTTTACATCTTACTATGCATTTAGGACTCGTTATGCGATTCTTAAAACAAAACAAGAAAAGGAACTTATGAAGAAAGGAGCTTTCTAATGCCTAGAGGCAAAGAAAATATATTTAAAGAGCCAAAACTATTAAAGAAATGGGCAATAAATTTAGCTAATGCCTGTGGAGGTCAAGAAGTTTCACAGACAGGAATTAAATTAAACAATCATAGCACACATAAGATAGATAAATTAGTTGTTCAATTTGTAACTGATTACAATTTTAATATGCAAGTGATGAATGATTTGAGAGAAAAACAAAAGCAGGAAGAAGAATAATGACGATAAGAATAAAAATTATTGTTGATGATGATAATGTTTTACAAGAATATAAAGTTGTAGAAAAACCCACACATGTTCCAATAGAAGTAATAGTAGAAAAAGAATGAAATTAAAAATAGTATCTATTGTATTAATGTATTCATTATTTTATTTAATAGTAAATTTGTAAATAATGAAAAGAAAGCCTCTGCTATGTGAAAAATGTGAAACAATAGTATATTTATCACATGAAGAAGGTGTTTTTGCAGGAGATAACTTTTATTGTATGAATTGTGCTGAAGAATTAGAAGCAACAGCAATACTTAGTCAAGAAAATTAGGAGGAAGAATGGAATTAGTGCAGTATCTTATACTTATATTGTTAGGTGTCTTAATAGGAACTAATATCAAATGACTATTCAAGATGACATAATAACTTGCAGAAATTGTCAACAAACTGATGTCTTAGATGGAACAACAGGACTTTGTTACCAATGCAACAGGTATGACATTTAAATCATAATATACAGAGGTTATCCCAACCTTTTTTGTTAATTGTAAACGTTAATACTCCTGGATGACTCCACATTCCTGTTCTTGCTGTAAAATCTATTGATTTATCTAAAGATGGAGATTGAAACCAAGTCCTGTCGCCTTGTTGTTTAGAGCGAAAGTGATGATAATGACCTGTTACAAGAATTTTAGCCTCTGCCGCAGGAAGAAAACCATACATTTGTCCTTTCCACCAATTTTCTATCTTATTTTCTGCATTGCCACTGCCAGAACTCATATGTCCGTGAGTCCAGGCACAAGTTATTGATTTAACCTCTATAACTTGGTGATAATCATTAGGAACTACAACCTTAACCCCTTTATATCTCTCTTTATTCGCAGCCATTATCTCTTCACATATTTGTAGGTGCATAATGTCACTATTATCAAGACGGTCTGTAAAAACTGCACCTTTTCCTGCCCTTGACATCTCGCCATGGTTACCTGGAACTCCACAAAGAACTATTTTGTCTGCAAGAGGAAGGAAAGTATCTATTGTTTTCATTATCATTGAACGTGCAAGAGCATATTGTTCTATAAGTGATAGTTCTACATTGAAAGGCTGAGATGCGTAGAAGCTAGATGTACAGTTTTCTGTAATATCACCAAGTCCAACAAGGTAGATTTCATCTATAGCTACATTCAACCTACGTAAATCTTTAATTCTATTAACTGCGTCCTGTAATGCTTGGTCATACCTTGCAATAGTATTCTCAACTCCAAAATCTCGCTTACCTAACTGCCAATCAGCCATAAAAAACATAAAAGCAGTGTCACCACCGCTATATTTCTTCGTTATAGGAGGCTTTTTAGAGGCTTTTTTGAATAATTCTTTAAAATATTTGTCATGTCCTGGGTCTTTTTTGCGTACAATCCCTTTAAATGCATAAAAAGTAGTAGTTTCTCCACCTTTTAGTTGTGTATTCCACGCAGATGCACGTACTGAGCCTTCAATTTCGTATAATTTAGGGTCAAATCCCCATTGTAAGAGTATGTCATCAAACTTTTCTCTGTAATTAGGGTCTGTTCCAACGTGTGTTATTTCTCCTAATCCACTTTGTTCGTTGACTTCTAGTCCTGGTTTCCAACCTGATTTATAGAAATTATTTCCCCACTCTTCAGGTATAGGGTTTTTCTTTGCGATACATTCTCCAATCCTGTTAATACAATTATACAGTTATTGAAAGACTATATGTTTATTTAGAAATTTGTTTCTTAGCGTATGTTTTAACTACTGCTAATGCAGCTCCACCACCAGCTAACGCAGCCAACTGAATTACTTCAGCGTCTACACCAACCAATGGAGCAACAGTTAAAGCACCGATAAAGGCTTCAACGAATGTCCAAGCTGTTCGCTCAATCATATCTTTCAAGTCTTCACTCATTTTATAACTCCATGCTTCGTTCCAAGGAGTCCACCACAAGTCCTTCTTAAACTTTCCCTCAGAGTCTCTTGTTCTTTTGAATTTTTCAAACATTATATTATATTCTTACCATCAAGTTTAGCAGTTAGTATTTGGATTTCTCCACTTAGTTCACTTAACTTTTCATAAACATCAGATGGTTCTTGCTTATCTAGTTGTACTTTGCTATATTCTATGGTCACTTTATTACCCATAAGTAGCTGTTTTGACACCTTCGGATAGAGTTTTTTATACGCATTTGCGGAGCTTCCGACCATCCCATTGAAAGATACGTCTAAATCCTGTTGTGTGTCTCCAATTATGAGACAACCAGAGGTATGTTCGTCAGTATTCCCTTGATGAATTAAGATATACTCAAATCCTGGAACATCTTTTATCCACAACATACCACGGTGCATATCTGGATACTTCTTCTGATAGCGGTCATTAAATCCTCCGACAGTTCTTAATGTTATATCATAAGTTCCTTCAGGAATACATGTTTCGTGCATAACTTTAACTGCTTGATATTGGTCTTCGAGAGTGTAGCACTCAAAAAGTCCATCAACGAAAAGCATACCGTTTGTGGCATCTTTGCCAAATTGTGTCCTTACAACCTGTAATTTCATATTTTTCTCCTACCTTTTAGGGTACTTGCAGTTACAAATTGTAACATTTGTACCTTTTTCATTTTTATATGACACACACTGACTAT